AATGGGTTTCAGGACAAGATGGGCGCACACGCTCCATTCCTCCAAACGATTTCGATCACGCAGTGATGAATGGTGTGCAAGTGAAATATGAGGATACATTCAGCGTTCAAGGGCAACAAATGCGTTTTCCTGCGGATTCATCATTGGGTGCATCAGCGGGAAACATCGTGAATTGCAGATGCAGCGTGTTTCCATTCCCAATGGAGGAGGCACAAGCAATCGGTGAATTTGAAAGCATTGGATTTGGTATTGGTGCGGTGCAACCAGTATTGGCGGGAACGGAATCGGTTGCAACAACGCAATCATTCGCAACACAAGCAACACAAGCAACAACAACCGCAGCGATTGATTATTCAGCATTCAAGGCAAAAAGCAAAGCACAAGCGCAAAAGATTGCCAATGATTTGGGAATTAAAAACTTTGATTTTGATGGGTTGAATATCAATATCGCAAATGAATACCTTGTTGGATCTGCAAAAATAAAGGATCGATTTGGTTTTGTTTTAGATACACTTTCATCAGGAAAAGGATTGCGAAATATGATTTACAATAATACGTTTGATGATCTATTCAAGCAATCAAAGGAGTTGCGTGATTTGGTTGAGCAATACGGAATGACTGTTGTTAAAAAGAAAATAAATGCAGCAATAAAATCAAGGTTTGAATTTAGGAGTAGAGGGAAAACATTAAACTTACTCAATGATCATGGTATAGCCAACTTTTCATTGTTCCCTGAAAGTAGATTCATATCAATTCAAGGCAAAATTTACAAATTTGATGTTAGCCAATACACTGGAATCAGGCACTCAATGGATTACAAAAATGTACAAAGATTGATCGAAGGAATTAAAAATCAAAGATCACGAGGTTTTTTTGCTCAAGGTGTTGATTCGGTTGAATATATTGTGATGCACGAATTCGGACACGCATTGGATCACGCAGTTGGATTTGCTAAAAGCAAAGTTTTTAAAGATCTGTTGGCTAAATATAGGGCAAACGGGGATGATTGGATTGCGAAAAATTTAAGTAGTTACGGGATTTCAGATATTTCAGATGATGCATCAGAGTTGATTGCAGAGGCATTTGCCGAATATATGACATCACCAAATCCACGTTTGATTGCACGTGAGGTTGGTGAAGCGTTAGAAAAGTATTTTAAATTGAATAAAAAAAGTATGAATATAACCGCACCAAAGAATCAAACCGAAATACCAAAACAAACAATTCCGTTCGTTTTATCACCGCAGCAACTTAAAAAATATATTTAGTAAATTTGTACAAAATAGTTTTACTATGGCAATGATATACAAGGCATCACCAATGGGTGAAATTGCTGACATTGATGAAAAGATGGGAATCGTAAAAGGATACGGATCTTATTTTGGCAATAAGGATTCCGATGGGGATGTGATTGCAAAAGGAGCGTATCAAAAAACCATCAAGGAAAATGGTGATCGTGTTCGTTACTTATGGCAACACAAAATGGATAAACCCATTGGGAAAATTAAAGAAATGTACGAGGATGACAAAGGATTGATGTTTGTCGCTGAAATACCAAAAACTACACTTGGCAATGATGCGCTTGAACTTATGAAAGCGGGAATCGTAACGGAAAACTCCGTTGGTATATTGCCAATACAAAAACAAATGAAGGATGACTATCGTGAAATAACCGAAGTCAAACTATATGAAATATCCGCAGTTACTTTGGCAGCCAATGATCAAGCAAAGATTTTGGATGTGAAAGGGAAAATGGATATTGAAAACGAATTCAAGCGTTTCGATGCATTGGCAAAACTTATTCGCAAGGGAAAGATTTCCGATGAGATGGGATACGCTATTGAAGCCGAAATACTTAAATTAAAATCATTTTTTATTGATTTCACAAAGCCGATTGATGAGGTCACTTTGCCGAAAAAGGATGATGCAATGGAGGTGTTTTCATATTTATCAAATAAATTAACTAAATAAATTTTTCAAAAATGAATGAAAATGTAAAAGCGCAATTGGATCAACTTGGCGATTTAATCGATGCCAAATTGGAAAAAGCGCAAGGTCAAGCAATTGATTCTGCAACTGGAAAAGCGGATGAAATGCTTAAGAGTGAGATCAACAATCTTACTGCTCAATTCAACGAGCGTTTTGATGCAATGGAAGTTGCAAACAAAAAACACTTTGAATCAAAACAAGATGTTTCTTTTAAAGGTGCTTTAACAAATGCCATCAATGATGGTGCTATTGAAGCAATTGCAAAAGGAAATGCACGTTCTGCATCTTTCGAGGTAAAAGCCGATATGACTGTTGCTGCTGATTTTACTGGTGAGGTTATTCCCGCTGATAGAGTTGCAGGATACAAATTCGATCCTAGTCGTTCAGTTCACGTTAGAAACTTGATTCCACAAGGATCAACTTCATCTGATGTTGTTCGTTTCGTAAAAGAATCAGGATATTCAAATGGTGCTGCAACCGCTGCAGAGGGTGCAACACTTGCACAATCTGATTTTGATATGACTGCATCTGATGCAAACGTTCGTAAAATTGGAACGTATTTCCGCATCAGTGAGGAAATGTTGGCGGATACTCCACAACTTACATCATATCTTTCAGCACGTGCGCCTGAAAAACTTTTATCTGTTGAGGATACACAAATCCTTTCAGGTAATGGCACTGCGCCAAACCTTTCAGGTATCATCACCGATGCTGCTGATTTCGATACTTCTGCAAGTGGTGCGTTTTATCAAAGCGTAGAATCTGCAAATGAATTTGATGTGCTTGTTGCTACATTAAACCAATTGGCATTGAGTGAATATCAAGCGGATTACATTATGTTGAATCCAACTGATTTCCATAAAATCCTTTTATTGAAAGACACTCAAAATAGCTACTTGAAAGATCAGGTTTATGCAGGTTTACAACCCGCTTTCATGGGTGTGCCAGTTGTGATCAACACTGCAATCAGTGCGGGAACATTCCTTGCAGGGAACTTCGGTGTTGGAACTCAACTTTGGGTGCGTGACAACGTTGGTGTTGAATTCTTTAGAGAAGATGGCACAAACGTACGTGATGGTTTCGTTACTGTTCGTGTATCTGAAAGAATTGCATTGACAAACTATTTGCCAAATGCATTCGTAAATGGATCATTCTCAACTGCAAAAGCTGCACTTGAAACTCCCTAATCAATAGGGCATTACAACCAACAAAAGGGGTGAGCATATTCGTTCACCTCTTTTTTTTTGCATTTTTTTTTGATATTTGTTTGGAGGGAAAGAATTTTTTCTTATATTTGTACCAACAAAATGAAACAATTATGAAAGCAATTTTATCATTACCAATTATTCAAAATAATAAAGATTTACCTATTGGTGTGCCTACAGTAGAAAATTTAGGCGAATTTGTAATTGTAAAACTCGAATATCAGATAGTTTTGCAAAATAATTATTTAGGATTTTGGACAAAGTGGACAAGGAAAATTAAAAAATCAGATTATAATCTTAATACTATTACGACAGAATTAACAAATTTTGTTAAGTGGTATTACAATATCTAACAAACATTATGAAACGGAAAATCGAAAACTTTATTTTTGACTGCATCATATACTTTGCAGCATTTGGATTGATGAGTGGCTTTGTGTACTTGTGTGCATTAGCTGATAAATGGGTTGGGTTATGAAAAGGAAAGAGGTGAAAGTAAACAAGGGATTGTTGGGGTGGTTATTCTTTTTGATTGGCATCCGAACAATATACCTTTTCAATGATATATTTACGGGGATTTTTACAATCCTCATTGGATTTACAATGATGTTAAATAAAGGGGAATGATGGATTATTTGAGTGCAGATTACAAAAGGTATTTGCAACTATTGGATGCAAAGGAATTCAGTAGATTGCCATTGTCAAAACAATTGATGGTTTTGAAGGAACTCGGTGAATTGGAAAAGAAAATTGCTCAATCTTAGGGCATTTATTCATAGTTTGTTTTTATTGTTGAAAAAGGTAGCCATTTGGTTGCCTTTTTTTTGTACTTTTATTTTGTGAACGCTAACCAATTTGGATGCTTTGCGGAATATCGATTCGCTATTCGTGCAATGGAATGGGGTTTCAATGTTTCCATGCCATTGCTTGATGCATCAACATACGATGCCATTGTGGAAAAGGATGGTGTTGTGCGAAAAATACAAATCAAATCAATTTCAGATGCACGTACAAGCAAAATGAAAAGAAGTGATGTGCAGTGTATATTGCGCAGGGATGGGAAAGGATATCCAATACATTTAGTTGATTACTTTGCAATTTACGTTGAAAGGGATCGTGGTTTTTTTATTATTAAGAATATAGGGCAAAAATCGATTAGGTTATCAACAGATGGTATTTACAAAGAAAATTTGAATAACTTTGCATCTATTCTGTGAGGGATATTTTTCTGTTTCAACTTTGGAAGGAGGCACAATCAATGTGCCTCTTTTTTTTTAACTTTACACAAAATAAATGCAATGAGGCAAATCAAAATAAATTCCACAACTGGAAATGAAATCATCACGATTCAGGATGTGAAAGATTTCGCAAGGATTGACACATCAGCTGATGATACGTTGATTAGCTTAATGATTGAAACCGCACGAATATGGTGTGAGAATTACATTTCAAGGGATATTGTTCCGAAAAATAGAACGTATTATGTTGATGTTACAACAACGGGATTGATTGATATTCCCTTTGCTCCAGTGGCATCCATTTCAAGCGTTACAATCAACAATGAAACCGCAACATTCACAATACTCGGTTTGGATAATGAAACAATTGAATTGGATGGTGGTGCTGCGGAAAAGGTAAAAATAACATACATCACAAGTGGCATCAACAACGCACTAATGAAACAAGCAATGCTCCAAACGATTTCAACGTATTACGACAATCGTGCGGATTTCATTGAAGGATCAAGTGTGCATTTGATTCCAACGAGTGCCAAAACAATACTTTCATCTTACAAATCAATGTTCGTGTAATGGATGCAGGGCGGTTAAATAAAAGGATTAAAATACTGCGATTGACTAAAACCGCAGATGGATTTGGTGGCTTTACAAGTTCCGAAACCATTGTGCATACGTTTTGGTGTGCTAAAAAAACAAATAGAGGCGAAATAAGGCAGGAAAACGGAATTAGGGAGCAACGTACTGAAATTGAATTTATATTGCGCCAAAAGGCAGCAAATCAAATCCTAATGAGCGATGTGTTGCAATTGGATGCAACGGATGAAAAATTTCGCATCATTGATATGTTTGATGGATTGTATCAAAGATTCAAATCGGGAGCATCAGGAAATAATGTGGAGGATTATTACACAACAATCAAAGCGGTTACGATATGAATGTAAAAATCAATCAAGCGGATTTGGCGAAGTTGAATAAAAAACTTGCACAATTGCAAAAGTTCTCAAAACAAGAACTTTCAACGGAAATTGGAAGGGGTGCGCAGGAAATTGTTGGAAGGGCAAAACAATCCGCTCCTTATGATAATGGTAATTTGCGTGGGAGCATAAGTTCGGAGGCATCTGGAAAAGGTGTTGCGGTTATTGCTGATGCAGAATATGCGCCTTATGTTGAGTTTGGAACGACAAAAGTAAGTTTGACCGATATGAAGGAACTTGGCATTCCTGATTCCTATGCTGCACAATTCAAAGGCAGAGGATTCACTGGAAAAATTCCAGTTGAGGTTGAAAATAACAAATGGAGGATGGTGCAATTTCCAATAATTTTAAAGCCACGACCATTTTTCTTTTCATCCGCAAGGGTTGGTTTCAATAATATGCTCAAGCGAATTGATAAAAAACTAAAAAAATTAACATGAGAGAGGTTATTCATCGCATACGCAAAGCCATCATTGATCGTTTAACGAATCAAATCACATTGCGTGGCAATATCGTGCCAATTTATGGCAGAGTGCCATCAGATGCAACGTATCCATTTGTACGGGTGTATTCCCTTACAAATAACGAGGTTGATCAAAACCGCACAACATTCAATTCCGAAGTGATTACAAGGATTGAAGTGGTTACAAGATTTGAATCGGATAATGGTGGGGAACTCGATTGCAACCTCATTGTGGATGAATGTTTATCTTTGTTGCGCACACGATCAGCGAATTATTTCGATTTGAGCGCACAAGGATTCAATGTGTACACATCACAAAATGAGGGCATTCAGTATATTGAACAAGATTTGAGTGATCACACATATTTCAGGGCAATCATTGAATTATCCAATCGTGTGGAGCAAATTCCTCCATCGGGTGGATTACAAGCGGAACTACAATTTGAATTACAATCATAATGGCAAAAATTAATTTTACAAATAAAACGGACAATCAAACATCGGAACTTGCGGAAATTTACAAGGTTACCGCAGCCAATGTGAATGAAATCAAAACAAGCGTAAATGCGCTATATGATACACTTGGGGGGTTTGCATTCTATGAGGATGCCACAACTGAAACAACTCCGATTCAAGTCACTGCGGATACGTGGGTTGATTTAACCAATGACAAAGCGGGATCGGGTACACTTACAACTTACAAGCCAACATATATCACTGGGGATTTGTGGGATTCAGCAACCAACACAATTGATTTGGATGAAATTGCCAATGGAAAAGTTGTGGTTGTGAGAACTGATTTTGAATACACTCCCGATTCAAGCAATCAGCACGTTGATGCAAGATTGTATTTTTCAGATATTTCAAAGGAGTTGCATTTTTTACACGCTGATTTAGGCAGTGAGCATGGCTCACATCATTATGTAAACACAATGCAATTTTATGTTGATAGCAATATCCAAACAAGTGATGTAAAAATACAATTTCAATCATCGGGATCAGGTGATTTGAAAGTCAATGGTTTTATGATTACAATTTTGAGTTTCTAAAATGAAGCATTTTAA